TTGATCTTCTCCAGTGACAGGTTCTGCGCGTTCGACATCTTCAGCATCTCGATCTCACGGGTTAGCTGTAGCTCGGCCATCTTGATCTCAGCTTCCTGCTGCATCTTGACCTGACGTGCTTGAATCTCAGCCATGTCGCCTTCGTTCTGCATCTGCGCACGCTGGAGGTCCGTTTGCGCACGGAGGTTCGCAGCTTCGATCCGTGGATCAGGTGGCGGTGGCTGGTTGGCCATGGCCTTCTGCTGTTCCTTGATCTGCTCGATCTCCTCTTCGGATTTGAATACATCCGTCGGATCGATGTGCTGCGCTTGCAGTGCTTTGCGGAACAGCTTCTCGGTGTCAAGGTACATGCCGTAGATCGGATTCGCGCCAGCGGCAAGCAGGTTCAGGAATGCTTGATTCTGGATGTCACGTATCAGCAAAGCCGATGAGCCGCGTGCGTTGATGCTGAAGTCGCCCTTGACCTCTTCGTCCTCGTTGTACAGCATGTTGTAGTCGTAGTACCGGCGGATGTGCGGACGTGTGACCATGTCGTCGAATTGCTTGACCAGTCTGCGAAGTACCACGTTGGCAGAGTTCATCAGCATCTGCATACCGCCAACGGTATCAGGCGCTGCGCCCTTCTCACCTTGCAGGATGGTCGGCACACCAGTCTCTTGATCGACTAGCTCGGTCGCCATCTTGATGATGCCGGAGAGTTCAGCCTGATGGCTGTTGAATTCGAACGTGGCAAAGGCTTTCGAGACATCGTCCACGTCATCGGTTGCGTACCATATCTTGCGGCTAGATAGCTGCCACTGCTTGTCAGCCGGCTGGATGACGTTGGGCTTCATGACGATCTGAGGACCACTGGATACGCCTGCGTTGTCCATCATCTGACGCCATGCAGCGTTCAGCACCTTCTGCTGTGAGCGCATCAGGTAAGGAATGCCATAGCCCCAGACGCTGTTGGCGACCTTCTCCCAGACGTAGAAGTCATACGGCAGATCGCCGCCTTCCAGTGGGTTCAGGAACGCCTTGACGACGGTGCTGTTGATGATGATCACGCAAGCACTGACGCTCTTCAGCTCATCCTTGTCACCCGCATCGACACCTGCGGCGTCGAGGTCATCATGCTCGACCTCACCCCAGTAGGTCCACATCTCGTACAGGTCACGCGCCACATCACGCTGGTCGTCATCGCGCAGCTCTTCCATGGTGTGCGACCGCTTCGGCCCTTCCTCCAGAACCTTGCGCAATTGCGCCTTCATGAAGCCCGGCTGCTTGGCCAGTTCACGAATCTGCTTTGCGGTGATCTGCTCACGCTCGTAGATGCCCTTGCCGTGGTGGATGTTCTCGCCGCATGCCGGGTCCGGCCACACGTTGTGTGGATCGACACGGAACGAAGCAGGGGCCAGCTCCTCGACGATCTCGATCTGGTGAACCTGCTGCCCTTGCGCATCGGTGTAGGGCTGCCACGCCTTGCGTGTGCGGTTGGTGACGATCGGGCCACGGATGACGCCTGTGCCGAACACGGCTGCGTCGTGAAGCATTTTGCGTAGTTCGCCGTTGTAGTCGCACTCGGTCAACTGGTCTTCGATCTCGCGTTGCATCGCTTCAGCTTTTTTCTTGGCAAGGTTCATCACCTCTCGCGCAATGTCCTTCATGCGCATCGGCTGACCGGCTTGATCGGTGACCTGCTGCGGACCCTGCGGACCCATGGCCATAGAGGCGAGTCCGGTCGGAGCCTCAGGTGCCATGCCCGGCTGTGGTGGTGCCGGGATACCCGGCGGTGCCATGGTGGGCTGTGACGGTGCCATGCCGCCTTGTGGCGGTGGTGCCATGCCGCCCGGTGGCGGTGCCATGCCTTGCTGCTGGCCCATTTGCTGGCCTACGGGTCCGGCATCTGTCGCTGGCCGCTCGTCCTTCAGCATGTTCATCAGGTAGGGGTTTGGTGTTGGCGTGATGCCCCAGTTCCTGTCATCAGTCGGCAGCAGGATGTCGGCGACTCGCGCCTCTGCTGCATTGGTCTTCTGACGTGTCATGCCGATGAAGACGGTCGAGCGGTGGGGCTTGGCCATCTGCGTTGTCACCGGATAGCCCTGCTCGACAGAAGTCATCATCTGACTCGCTGCTTTAGCGATGTTGTCCTTGTTGTTGTACTGGTCTTCGTCCTCAATCCAACGCTTGTCTACGCCATAGCTGTAGCGATCACGAACCCATTCATCGCGCTGCTTGGACAGGGTGCGACCAAAAGCTTGCAGGCGTTCTTCTTTTTTCTCGCGCTCGACTTCGGGATCGATCTCTTCAATCTCTACGTCGATTTGCTGTGGCTGTAGTTCCATCGTGAGTCCTTAATAAACCGTCATCTTGGGCGAGGCATTGGCTGACGCCTGACCGGGTTGAATTCCTTTTTGCGGTTGCAGTTGCATCTGCACTGCTGGCGCAACAGGCGATGCGCTTGAACGCATCTGGCTGGCGATAAGGCCGCCGGTGTTGCCGATTGCCTGACCGTTGTTCTGGATGGCTTGCTGGTTCTGCAAAGTCGAATAGGACGAAGTCAGCGATGGGGCAAGCGGGTTGTCGCTCTTGGGCATGACGTTCTGTGGCGATGTCATGCCGTTCATCATCTGGTTCGACATCTGGTTCGGGTTTAAGCTGTAGGGGTTCATGCCGGCCATTACTTTTTCTCCTTGCGTTTAGCAGCTTCTTCGTCCCACATGCGTTTGTCGTTGGCCCACTTCTCAGGGACGGAGAAGTAACGGTCGCCCATCTTGATAATCGTAGCACCGCGTGCCTTCTCACCCTCTTCGGCTTTGTCCCACGTTTCGTGGCTTTTGCCCTTCAAAACGATATAGCTGTCAGGCGGCAGCTTGTACTTCTGCCGATCCTGTTTGCTGGCACGGGTGACTGAACCCCAGTGCCCTTCATTCTCACCTGTGCCGGTCGGGCCGAGGCCGCCGCGCTTGGCGGTATCGTAATCGTAATCGGAACCTTCGGGATCGAACTTCGGCATCTCAATACCCCATCTCACTGTCAAGTATGCCGAACGACAAAACCGGTGCGTTGCCTCGGGTCATCTTCGTTCTGGCTTCAGCCTCTGATTGCGTCTTAGCGTGACGGCGCATCATCATGGCGTATCGGGTTGCAGACAGCAAGTCGTCGGTCATCTTGACGATCATGCCGTCCTTGCGGTGGTACAGGCGGAACTCCTCGAACCACTCCTCCAGATGAGCGAACACGCGCAGGCGATGCGTCTGCATACGTGCCAGCATCTCGGCCACACCGGCCTCGACGCCGTTGCTGCCATCCTCGAATGTGGCGCGGTCCTTCAGCATGGCCAGACCTTGTGCCTTGTACTGGGCAGCAAGCTGTTCGCCGCTACCCTTATCACGTTGCAAGCCGTCATGCGGCCAAGCGACTGGCACCCAGTCGCCGCGTGCCTTGATGCCGGCGGCGTGGATCACGATCGATTGGTCCTTCACCCGGTAGCAGTCGGTCACGTACAGCACATCGGCGTCGCGATCCCATGCCATCCAGACCACAGCGGTCGGGTGGTCGATACCGAAGTCCAGACCAATGATGCGCGGCCAGTGCGGCGGGATCGGGAACGCGGTCACCTTGATCGCGTCTTCGGCGATCGGGAACACACGTCCACTGCCCAGAATCGGGATGCCCTTCGCACGCGCTTCGCGCTCATGCTCCGGGTAGCTGGCGATGATCGCATCGCGCTGCTCTTGCGTGTAATGCTCCGCATCGTTGATCGTCATCGTCGTGACGGTCGAACTTGCAGGCTTGTCCAGCAGGAACCGCTTCACCACCTCAGACATACCGAGCAGTGGCGTGAAGGTCACGAACACCAGACCGCCGGTGGCGTTGGTACGCGTCAAGCCTTCGGAGTAGATCGACAGCGGTGGCTCTTCGTCGAACCAGACGTAGTCAACCGTGTCGGCCTGCCACTTCGTGCGGCCTTGGTCGTAGCTGTTGAACTGAATCACGCTGTCCTCGCCACAGACGTGGCGAACGACAATACTCGACACCGCATCAGCGACCCCGTGCTTCATGCTGGTGTCGCGCAGGTTCGCATGCGGGATCGCACCGGTGCCCCACTCTTCCCTAATCTCTGGTGGGCCAAGCAGCAAACGCTGCACACCCTTGCGAGTCAGTTCGGCAGACTCGGACCCGACCATGCCGCGAGTCGCGTAGGGGAACCGCTTGCCAGTCCACCAGCTCGGGTAGATGCCGGTCGCGTGCATGGCGACCTCGAATGCACCGGCCCATGTCTTGCCAAGCTGGTTGCCTGCCATGAACAGGCGTTCGCGGAACTCCGAACCAACGTCGTGGAACTCCATCTGCTTCGCATACGGCTTGTATGCGGTCAGCTTGTTTCGCTTGGCCCTGATGTCCTTCAGGCGCAACAGCTCGTACAGCTCACGCTTCTCGGCATCATCCAGCTTCGACAGATTCATGCCGGCGAGATTCATCGCATCGCCTTTTGCAGCAAAGCACCCAGCCGCTGGTCAAGCTGTTCGCTGGTCAACTCCAGACTGCCGGACATCTTGACCTCGACGGCTTTGAGCTTGGGCTGCGTGTAGTTCAGAATCTCAGACAGCATGCGAACGCGCACGTCAGCATCGAGGTCGTACCGACGTGCTTGTTGACCCGTGACCGGGTCCATGACTGCTTCACCGTTCTCATCGACCAGTGGTCGGCCTTTGAGGATGCGTGCGAACTCGACCGCTGGATCGAGACCCTCTTCGACCAGTGCCTCGGATACGGCCATGAGGTTGATCTTCAGCGGGTGCCGAGAACCAGAGCTTTTGCGCACCGGGTGCGTGTAGCCCGTCTTCGGACCCGCAGCTTCGAGGTCCTCTGACGAAGCAAGGCGCGGCGGTGCGCCGTTCAACTCATCGAGTCTCGCGGCTTGTTTTTTGCGGCCCATACTTCATCGCCTTTTTAATCATTCCGCCGCCCTTGTCTGCCTCATTGAAATCCTTTGCCACAGACGTGGGAACGCCGACCTTCTTTGCGAAGGCCGGGTCATGGGCAGCGGCGGCCATCATTCTGGCCTGTGCTGGGCTTTTGCTTGGCATTAGCTTTTCCCCATTGCTCTGCGAACGATGCCCGTCTTGGCCGTCTTCGCTGACTCTTCGAAGTCGGCTTTAGACGGGGCACCCTTGCTGCCGGGTTTGCGCATGCGTTCACCCGAGCCGCTGGCAATACGTTCGCGTTTCGCGTTGATGTTTGCGTAGAGGCCGGGCTTTTCCATGGTTACACCTTGCCGGGGATTTCGCCGCCTTGGAAGCCGGGGATGTTGCCCTTCATGCCGCCCTTGTAGGCTGGCTGGGTTTTGTCAGTGCCGGGCATTGGTACAGGGACCTTGCCGGGGATTTCGCCCTTGCCTTGGCTCTGGTTGCTACCGACGGGGCCGGGGATCGGACCGCCATCTTTCATGCCACCGGTTGCTGCACGCATGGTGTTACGGCTCTCTGGTTTGCTGTAGTTTTGCATGGTTTACTCCATCATGTTTGGGTTGCTCGGGCGTTTTGCTGCTTCTTCGTTCCACATCGACTTCATGTCGGGTTCTGCTTCCATCTCTTCGTCCATCTCCTGATCCATGATCAGGCCCTTGACGGCTTGCATTGCGTCCTCGACGTTGTCGAACTCCATCGTTTCCATCTCTTCGTCGGGACTCTCAGCCATAACGGTAACGCGTCCGTCGTCGGCAACTTCGATTGTGATGCGCTCCATTGCGGCTCCTGTGAATGTGAAAAAAGCCGCTGAAGTAGGCGGCTTTTGTGGCGAGATGCGTGAAAAATGCGGACGCACTGGCTCCCGAAAAATTGTAAATTTCAATTCCGACATCGTCAAGCGGTAATTTCAACTTATTTTTAGCCCGACAAAAACTTCCTACTTTTTGTAGCGTTGCACAAATACAACAGACTTTTTAGATTATTTTCGATTCAGTGCTTGACATGACCTGTCAATGTCAATACGATGGGAACCGTAGTAGATGCAGTCAGTAGCGCCGCGAAGGAACCAGCGGGATAGAAAAAGGGAACCACCGGAGTTCTGATCTAGGCGTGATGAGCGCAAGGGACCACCGGCAGACCGCTAAGACTCAGTCCCCGAGACTGCCGAGTGCGAAGGAAAACGAAAGGCCAGCGTGCTGGCTTTTCGCGGCGTAACAGGCTGCCGACAAGTGCCTGACCAAACGAAGGGGAT